ATAATGCACCACCTGAATCACCTTGGAAATCAAGGTCTTGGGCTGTTACCTGTGCATCGACATAGGTTTTAATTGCCTTGGCTGACGCTAAAGTATCATCACTGGCTGAAACAGAAGTTAAATCTGTATCTAAAACACCTGATTTAAGATTATCGACCTCAATGTTAGTAACAGTATTATTATCAACATCAATAGTTTTATTGGTTAAAGACTCTGTTCCTGCTAAAGTAGCAAAACTTCCATCAGATAAAGCGGTATTAAACTCGGCTGTTGTACCTGTTAATGTACCCTCTGATAAATCTAAAGTTAAAGTATTTGATGCACTATCTATTGTTTTATTAGTTAATGTCTGTGTACCAGTTAAAGTTGCTACGGTTGAGTCAATAGCCACTGTTAAAGTGTTTCCTAAACCTGAGGTGTCGATACCTGTACCCCCTGCGACAGTCAGTGTCTCACTATCTAAATCAATAGATAATGCTCCGCCTGTATCTCCTTGGAAGTCTAAATCCTGTGCTGTAACTTGACTATCAACATAAGTTTTAATAGCTTTAGCTGATGCTAAAGTAGTATCGGTTGCAGCTACGGTTGTTAAATCTGTATCTAGTACTCCTGATTTAAGATTGTCTACTTCGATATTGGATAATGTGTTATTATCAGCATCAATTGTTTTATTTGTAAGAGTATCAGTGGTCGCTCTACCGACTAAAGTATCTGTTGAAGTAGGAAGAGTTAAAGTTCCTGTATTAGTAATAGTAGATATAACAGGAGTTGTAAGAGTTTTGTTTGTAAGTGTTTGTGTACCTGTAAGAGTAGCTACGGTAGAATCAATAGCAAAAGTTACAGCATTACCACTACCACTTGTATCAATACCTGTACCCCCTGTAAATGTTAAGGTCTCAGAATCTAAGTCAATATTTAAAGCACCACCAGTATCGGCAATAAAGTCTAAATCTTGAGCAGTAACTTGAGCATCAACATAAGCTTTGATAGATTGCTGTGTTGCTAAAGCTGTTGCACTGTCTGAAGACATAGTATCTTCATCAAGGATATCAGTAATGGTTGTTGTAGGTAAAGCTAAGGCATCTGTTGTTACTGTACCATCAAAATAAGCATTTTTAAATTCTAGGGCTGCAGTACCTAAATCAATATCATTATCGGTGACGGGAACAATAGCACCATCTTGAAATCGAAACTGTTCTACAGGACTAGCCGCTACTTCAACAAATACACCAAATCGATTATTAATAGTATCGACTGATATTTTATTGTTAGCGTCTGTATCTCCTATTAACGGTATATAACCACCTTCACCTGCAGTACCGTCATGCTGGTGACCTGTACTTGCAGCGAAAGCAGCTTCTACCTGATTAAATTCGTTATTAAAGTGGCTAGCTTCAATAACCGAACCATCAGTAATATTACTGGATTCTTGTCTTGTATATGTTGCTCCCATTTACCTTCTACCTCCGGGTATAAATTCTAATTGATATCCTTTAAATGATACGGGTGGATTGCTAGAAATATCTTCTACTCGTAATGCTATAGTAAAACCTCCACCTTCAACTGATTGTCTTACTAAGTTTGTTCCTGAAGAACCATAAACTGCAGTGCCATAGGTTGATTCTGATAAACCATAAACAGCAATACCTGCTCCTGTGGATAGAGTATAAGCTGCGGGCTGAGGAACATCTGGACTATCAAAATCATATCTAACTTTAAAATTAGTATTAACTGTTCCTTCGTTTTCGTAGTTCCATATAACCCTCTGCATATTTTTTCTAATACCGGGGTCTCCCATGGTCATATCAGGAGTTCGATAAAACGCATTGATTATTCCTGTTGTAGCTGCCCTTGTAAAAACATTTCCTGATTCTTGTTGATAAACATAACCATCATATCCACCTGATATAATTGTTTCTGTTCCCGATATAAAATCAGAATCACAACAAGAAACTTTTAAACCTATCATTTCAGAATATTCAAATCCTGCTCCACCTTCGGGTTGACCCTTAATTACACAGAGAAGGGCTTTAGCTGCACCTTCACCTTGGTTAACTCCAGTAGGATAAAATAATCGATATTGAGATTTACCTCTAATAACTAAAGAATTAAGATTATGTGTAGTGATACTTTCTGTAATTTGCTGTACTTGCTTAGAAATAGTTCCCAATTCTACGTCACCAATTCTATCTGTACCTGCAATCGTTCTTAGTCCGTCTGGTGCTAAGAAAATAACATCACCACCAAATTCTTGAATACTTCTTCCGTCTAAACATCCAATCTTTCTTGTAACAGGTTGTAATTGAAAATCTGCAGAAGATGTTCCTACAATTTTAAATATGTCATCATTACAAAAAATAAATAAATTATCACGGAAAACTTTGAGTCCTACTACGGGAGAGTCAACTCGTATTTCACCGCCACCATTACCTGTTGTAAAATCATTAGTACCGAAAGGTGACATAAACTTAACTGATTGAGGATTACTAGAATCCCCTGAAAAAAATATATGATTCTTAAATACTTCTACGTACTTAAAGTTAGCAGAACCTGTAGCATTAACATTGGTTACGCTGTAGCTAGTGTCAACAATTCTGGGTGTTGATGTCCCAGAACAAATAATAATGTTATCAGTACCGCTAAAATTGAATTTCTTAAATTCATAGTTTTGTGTCGGTGTTCCTAATCCTGTAATTAAACTTGTCCAACTGCCTGAGCCACTAGATGCATAATGAATACTTCCCCCTCTTCCTGCTAAAACAACATCATTAAAAATAGCAGACATAACTACTCTCTCGTCAGATGATGTTACTTCAGGAACAATGTTATCATTAAATTTTGTTGTTCCTAAAACTTTTCGATAGCCACCTTCAATATCAGGCTCAAAGTTTTTTAACTCTAAAGCTTCTCCCGGAGACATAGAAAAAACATCTCGGTTAAGAATTAAACCTCCAGAGCAACTAACAATAGCAGGAGCAATATTAGAAGTATCAGGCATTATAGGTCAGTTAAACCCCCTGAAGATATAGTATTAAGATTAACTCTTAAATCTCTTACATAGTCAGGCTTGTTTAACATTTCTATTCTAATTCTTTTTACTCCATCTTCATATTCTGCATTAGCAATATTAGCCATTGGTACATCAGAACGTAATTTATAAAGATAATATTTTGCTCTATTGACTATGACATGATGATATCTTGATGGTAATAAAGGCTCATCTGTAGCATCGGATAAATCAGTATGAGTTTTAAAATATTCATAAACAATAGTATAGGTATCTTTATCAGGTACAGGAGTTAAACCAAAACTTGTATGATTCTGTGTACGATATACTCTTTCAGGTTGTTTATAGGTAGTATCAATATCAAAATCTCGATGGGTGCTTTCTCTTAAAAAATCATCATAAGCAACATAACGTAGTTTATAAGGTTGAAAATCTTCAGCTAGTTTTACAAAATCAACATAGTAATCAGCACTAGCACTATTTTCTAAACCTATATAAAGAGTAGAAACAGTAGGGGTAAATAATGTAGTATAGACTTTACCTTCCCCTACGAAAGTGGGGGTAACTGCCTGATTAATAATACTAGCATCACCGGAAGAAGTTCCTACTTTAATAGTAACTGGTCCACCAACAACTCTTACTGCTAATTGATAAGGTCGATTAGTGGTGACGGTAACTGCTTGAGTAACTTCCGAAGCATTTAATTTTATTCTACCATTTCCTAGTGAAGAATACTCTGGTGAACCTGATACGGTAGTCCAGTTAGATATATCACTAGTAAACTCTGGATTAGAAATAACTTGTTTAGGTTTTAAATAAAAAGATTCAAAATCTACTTTTCTCATATCTGCAGGTAAAGTATATTCTCTTTGTCCTACATTAGTATCTTGAGTAGCAGACGTATGTAACCATGCCCACTCTACTTCTGAATTATATAAATCGGAAATAGCTTTATTAACAAAACCTTTAACAGAAGTTTGAACACCTCTACTTCCTGCAAAAGAAGCATTAGTTAATTCAACCTCGTTTAGTTCTCTTAAAACATTATTACATAAAGTTAAGTAATCCATTTATAACCATTTCCTTTTTTGTTGACGTTTCTCTCTGCTTTCTTTTTCAGCATTAGAAACTTTAATTAAACCTTTCTTTTCTAAGGTATCTCTTTCTTGATAACCTTGTTGTACCATCTTACCTAAGTGGTCTCTTAATTTATTTTCATTGCTATCTAAAATACGAAGCATATTAGTAGCAGCAGGTATTCTAATTATATTTTTAGTAAGGGGTTTATCTCTATCTTCATAAGATAAATTTTCTTCCCACACTTTACCTGTCTTTGTATTTTCGTAAATATATATTGGCATTATGGTAAGTTTAAAGGGGGAATAAATCCCCCTTTATTATTTATTGATTATGCAAATGTTGATGTCTGTGAATCAGTGTCAGCTAGTGTGCCACCATCATCTAAAGACATTACACAACACCATACTCTAACTTTAGCATCAATTGCACCAGTACCAATTGTTAGTCTGATTGCATCTGCTGCAGAGTAAGCGTAATTAGCATCAAGAGTAGTCATTTGACCTGTTGCAGCTACGGTTGCAGCAGCAGCATATTGGTCAGCATCTACACTATCACCAACTGCAATAGTACCTGAGTTACCAGCACCATCGGCAGTTAATACGTCTACGCCAGCAGCTAACACTAAGGAGTTAGCAGGAATAGGTAATACATCAAATGTATCGCCTGTTGCATTTGTAGTAGAAGAGAAATCTACTACATCTGATATTACTCTTGGAATACTAGAACCCCTTTTAGAAGGGATGTTAGTAGAAGTAATATTACTATTATAGTTTGTAGGCATAATATAATTCCTCCTCTATTAGTCGATTAAAATATGCTCAGCAAGTAGAGCATCAGTTCTTAGTACTTTTCTTCCGAAAACGTGTAAACCACGTACAACGTCAGCAAAAGAATCAGGGTCTCTTACAACTTCAATCTTAGCAATGTGATTTGCTGTTGAAGCAGCAGACATATGACCTGACATTACCTTCTCATAGTTATTTGTTGAAGAAGCAGGTAAGTTATTGCTCATGTAAAGCATAAAACCACCAATGTTTCCTTCATACACTTTACCGTTTCTTAGAACGCCATTAGCGTCTCCTGAGAAACGAGTGTCAAGTAACTTAGAGTCAGTTTGCTGTAATTGCTCGTAGAAAGCAGGTGAAGCGACAAACCATCTGTTTTCAAATGGAATATCTGCTGCGTTTAGTCTCTTAGAGTGATTTGCCATTAAGTTTAATGGGTCAATCTCAGATGTACCAAAACCTATGTCTTGTCCTGAACCGTCTGAACCAATAGTTGTTCCAGCGTTTGAGAACATATTAGACAATACGTTAGCATCATATGAGTTTTTAAGAGCATATGCACCAGATGAAGTTGCAACACTTTCAAAGTTAATGTGAGAGTGTCTCTCTTCGATGTCGTCTACTTTAAATGCAAACGCACTAGCTTGGTCAACAACCAAAGTAATTTGGTCATCAGCTAAGTCTTGTGGGTTTACTACTGAACCTCTTGTATAAGCTTGTACGCTTACTACAGGTTCTTTGATAATTTTAACAGTATCGCCAAAATTTTCAATTTCCCCAGCGTAATCTGTATTTGTGATATCCTCAACAACAGACGCTCTTCTGAAGAACTTTTGAACTTTTTGACTATATATCTGTGGGATAAAATTATCGTTTGGCAAATTTCCGTAACCGGAACTTCTTGATACTGCCATGTTATTTACCTCCTAAGGTATTATTATATATAGTTAGTTAAGTTGTGATTCTTCCTTCTCGTTTAGCAAGGTCGATTTCACTTTCTAACTTATCAAACTCATGAGGTTTAAGTTTAGAGATTTCTTTTAGACTCCAGACTTTTTTATCTTTTATCTTGTTTTCGTCTCCCACTCTTGTTTTGGTTACAGCTTTTGCTGCTTCCATTTTAGCTTCCGCACTAGATACTTTTGCTTTTTTAGATAGACCTATATCCATCTTATATAAATCAATTGCTCTAGCAGCAAGTTTGGCATTATCAAAATTATTGTATAACCAATCTTTAATCATGTCATCTTGCTCTTTAGCCCACTCATGAAAATTATCATCAGCTTTAATTTCATAAAAATCAGGGTGTAATTTTAATATTTCCACCTCTGCTTTTTCTCTAGCTAAATTTAATTGAGCATTTTTAATCTCTTCTAATTTAGCTTCCACAGCTTTTGATTTTTCATCAGCTTCCTCATATGCTAATGTTTTCATAACATCATACATTTCAGGATTCTCTTTTCTCCAATCATCTAATTCTTCCTTAGACATTTGGGGAAGGTAGGCTTTTTTGGTTGCTTCCTCGACTTGTTTTTTAAGTCTTAAAAGTTCATCTTTATGCTTTGAGATAGTTGAATCGTGGTGGCGTTTAAGGTCGTCATAGCGTTTCTTAAACACTCTATCTTCAGCATTTGCAGGGCGTTGTTCTTCAGGAGTAGCCTTAGATGTTTCTTCGGTGTCCTTGTCAACGGTAGCTGCATCCTGAGTATTGGGTTCATCGTCTTTCCAAATATCCTCACGGTCTTTGTTTTTGTAAGGTTTTGGACTTCCTAATGATTCAGACTTAGTCTCAACATTTGTTGATTCTGTGCCTTCCTCAATAACTTCAGTTTGCTTTTCTTCTTCGTTCATGAATAACTCCTTTAAGTTACGAGGGCTGCGAACGGTAACAGGTAGCTCTTATTTTGT